ATGATAAATGCGATTTATCATAATACTTATTATATTTATTTGTGTATATTTGCGAAAGTAAATAATCAATTAAATAAAAAGTGTTATGAATTTATCAACAAAAATCAACGTAGTTACAGTTATTGATACTGAATCAATGATTGTTTATCAGCAAGTTTATTTGAATAATTATGATGCAGCGCATTATGATTTTAAGCGTCAATGTGAACTGCACAAGTTTGATATTACAAATGGCTGGACTGCTTATCTCAAAGAATTTTAAATTCAAGGCAGTTAATTACTGCCTTGTAAATTATATATTAAATATTTTGTTATGTTAGAAACAGATGTAAAGTTGTCCGAACATTTCACCCTCTTTGATTTGTGCAAAGTTAAGAAATACGGCCGTTACAACGAGCCTACACCCTTTGCGTTTGACAATTTGAAGTTACTTGCAAAGTTCCTTGATACGTTACGTTATGCGCTTACACGTCCTATCATTGTAAATTCCGCTTTTAGGAATGTAAACATCAATCGCCGTGTTGGTGGTGTTCCTAATTCCGATCACATTAAAGGCCTTGCTGCTGATATTCGCGTTTATGGTATGACGCCTATCAAGTTAGCGCGTTTTATTCGTGATAATCCTTTGCTTAATGCTCGTGTTGGTGAAGTTATTATTTATCCTACATTTGTACATGTATCGATTAATCGATATGTTCACAAGTCAGAATATTTTATTAAAAAAGGTAGTAGATATGAAAAATATCAAGCTTAACTATCCTATTGTTGAATGTTGTCAGATGTCTATTTTCTTAGAGCGTCGAATTTCCAAGCACGGCGATAAAGAATTAATTGTTTTTCGTCTTGAATTTGAGAACGGACAATACTATTTCTTCAAAACATTTGATAGTTTAATAGAATTCATCAAAACAAATTATTAATGCATCCTTTAGTTGAACTTGTTAAAGATAAAGCTGTGCTTATGCCCTGCACCTCTCCTATTATTGTAGAAAATAATGGTAGGAAATATGCTGTTGCATGTGGTAAATGTGAGTGCTGTTTGCATAAAAAGGCTACGATTTGGCGTACTCGTTTACGTCAAGAAATGAAAGATAATAAGTTTTGTTTATTTTTTACACTAACATACGATAACGAACATGTACCCTTTTTTGGACGTGCTAAAAACAATGATTTCTATACTCTCGATGGCGAAGAAGGAGTACAGCTTAAAGGAGATGATAACCTTACTTATTCGCCGAAACGTTCCGTTCCTACTTCGCTCTGCCGTGATGGTGTTCCTACTATTACGAATTTTGACGTATGCGATTCTTTCGCTGTTGTTAGTAGAGTCGATGCACAAAAATTTATGAAGCGTTTTCGCTGGCATTTGTTCCATCTTCTTGTGAAGCACTATAAGCTTATATTTCAAGATAAGTTATTTACTTTTACGCAGTATTTAGGTTATGACGGTTCTATTCCTTTCAAGGAATGGTTAGATGATTTAGATACTGAAACTTATGATTTATATTATTCTGTTTATCAATATTATCTTACGGATTATGAAAAGAAAAAAGAATCGTGTAAACAAAGTGTCCGCTACTTCATTTGCAGCGAGTACACCCCTACCACCTTTAGACCTCACTTCCATGGTCTTTTTTGGTTTGACGATGAAAAGGCGTTTTCATACGCGCCCCGGTGTATATTTAAGGCTTGGAAGATGTGCGCTGAAATTAATATCAACGTCCAGCCTGTCAGCGGAGACGCTTCGGCCTATGTTTCGAAATACGTTACTGGCAATTCTAATTTGCCACCGGTTCTACAAGCTAAATCTACCCGCACATTCTGTTTGGCTTCTAAAGGCCCAGCTATCGGCTATAAGTCGTTTAGTGATAAAGAAGTACTCGAAATGTTCACTCGAAGATGTATATTTAGAAGTTATGAGACTATCTCAAAAAAAGGAAAACTTTCTGGCGTTTCAGCTGTTCCCTCGAGTGCTGTCGGTCGATATTTCCCAAAGTGTTACCAGTATAGCACGTTATCTTATGTGGATAAATTTCGTGTATATACGCGATTTATCAAACTATCTAAACACGATGGAGTAGAAAAAATAGATATTCCTGCTTCGCTTGCATGCTTTGAATGGTATAAAGAGAATACGCGTTTATATCCTACTACTTATGTAGATTGCTACGGAGATACTCATACGCACGATGATTGCTGGTTTCATCAAGCTGACATTGCTGCTGCTCGTGCTTGCCTTAATTGGTGTGTGAAGTATGAGTGTCACCCCAACCACTATATTTATATGTTGGATTGGTTTTGGAATGAGTACGCGCAATTTCAGTTATACCAACAATGTAAGCTTTTAGAGAAGTTCAACGATGTGATTACGTATGATGGTATATCAATACCTAATTATGACTATCAGTTAGGTGCTGATTATTCATTCTTAGCGATGTTACCTTTCCGTAAAGAAGACGCTGTCAATAATCACGAAATAAATACTATTCTTGAATCTCATGATTTGCACGTAGATTTATTCTATGATCATAACAATGAGTTATTAGATAGAGAATATTTGACACCTTATTTTGAGTATAATCGTCCACATTTCAAAGAATACCTTTTAAAGGTTCGTGATGATGTTATGAATTCTCTTAAGTCAGCTAAAGCAAATAAACAATTAGATTTTGCAGTTTAATTTTTAATATTTTTATTATGTCAAAAGTTCCAAAAATTTCTGTTAACCCTGCGAAACGTCCTCGCAATGGTTTTGACCGCTCGGAAACGCACTTGTATTCCCAGCCTGCTGGTATGATACTACCCGTGTATCAAATGTTCATGCAACCCAATGACCATGTATCTATTGATACACGTTCAATTGTCCAGGCACAAACACTCAAAGGTCGTCCATTTTTAGGTATGAAACAGAATTTCGCATTCTATTTTGTCCCTTGTAGGTTGATGTATTCTTATTCAAAGGCTTTGTTTACAGGCCTTAAGCCTAAGAATACGCTGATAAGTAGTTTGTTGTCTAACAATGCTGCTCAAACAGCGGCGACTAAGCCTGTTAAAGCGCCTGTCTTTAAGCCTTATCAAGTTTTTGCGCGCTTCGCTGGTGCTCCTGACGAATCAGGAAATATTCCTGATATGTCTACTTATACTACTAATTCAGCTAACCAAGGTACTAAGATTTTCGGTGGTGCTGTTGATTCTCCCTCTACTCCTACAGGCTTTAACGAAGACCCTGGCTTTTTTGGTGGCAAAAATTCACGTCCAAATGGCCGTCAAAGTGGTAATGATGATGTTCTTGCTTCTGCTAAGCCTGCGTCTGGTGTTCCAACAGGTAGTTTTAATGATGTTCAGCCTGAAATTGGTAATTCTCCATTTGGAAAATATTTGGTTCAGAAATCACCTTTTTATGATGCATTAGGCTACCCACTTCTACCCTCTTACGTTCGTTTCTGTGATTTGTTCCGCTATGGTGCTATGCCCTATATTGGAGAATCTATCAATGTAAATGAGTTTAATGCCTCCATGTTCGCTTATGAGGCTAATTTGTTCTACTTCTTAGCTTATCAGAAGATTTATCAGGACCATTTTTTGGATAGTAACTTTGAGAACGTTAACCCCTTATCATATAATGTTGATGACCTCTTTAGTACTGATTCTATGCAGTCTAAGTTTGATTTGAAAGTTGATATTAAGTCACTTGACCGTGCTCTTGACATTTTCAGTCCTCGTTATGTGAAGTATAATAAAGACTTACTTTCTAACATACACCCATCGCCTTTATTTATAGATGATGTGTCGCAGACTATTAAGTCTTTTGTTGGTTCTGATACTGTTTGGTCTGGTAATAATACGTCTATTGTTAAAGATAGCCCAGGTTTTGTCTCTGCTGCTAATCTTCGTAACCTTTTTGCGTTTGATAAAATGCAACAGATTTCAAGTCGTGCTCCTAAGACGTACAAAGGACAAATGTTGGCCCATTATGGTGTTAATGTTGCTGATGATATGACCGAATCTATATATTGCGGAGGTTTTCAGAAAGTTCTTGAGGTCAACCCTGTTATTGCTACTTCAGACGGCCAGGCTGCCGATAGTTCTACCAACTTTGGCCAGCAAGGTTCTTATATTGATAGTGGCCAATCAGGACACGTCAACTTTGATGCAAAAGAGCATGGAGTGTTAATGTGTGTGTCTTGGTTCTCTCCTGCCTCGCTTTATGATTCGGACGGCATTGATGCATTTAATGTCAAGTTTGCCCGTGAAGATTATTTCGTGCCTGAAATGGAAGATTTAGGTATGCAACCTATTGACTACTCTCGCTTGTTACCTCCTTGGGCTTCATTGTCTGATTATCGTTTGCCTGATATGTCAGGTGCTGTCGAGGAGTATTATTCTAAACATCAGTCAGATGTAAAGGCTGCATATGATAAGTTGTATCGCAATTCTCGTTTGTCCGAGCATGGTCGCGCTCTTGGAAATAACTCTTCTAAATTCCCCGCCGAAAAGGTCTATGGCTGGCAGCCTCGTTATCATGAGTATAAGTCAGGCGCTGATTACATTCATGGAGAGTTCAAGACAGGTCGTTCAATGCAAGTTCTTACACTTCATCGTCCTACTCCGTTTAACTATCAGTTAGGTGTTGGAATGATTAAAGGTCGTGACTTCCCGAATAAGAATTTTAACGGCGTTCCCGCTGGTTTCTTGTTTGTTGACCCTGCTTGTACAAATGAAGTTGTAGAAGTTAATTATGACGGAACAGAAAAGACCGACCCATTCCGTATCTCTACCGAGTTTAATGTTTCATATATTTCTGATATGTCTGTTTCAGGAATGCCTAAAGTTTAGTTTGTATGAAGAATAATTTTTTATCTAATCGTCAGGTTAACTATGCTAATAACGTAGTTACTGAACAGCCTGTTGTTACTACGCTTGACGTAGAAGCTACAGAACTATTCGAGAACTTGAACCCTATTTTATCTAACGGACATCGTGCTAATTTGATTACGCGCCTGGTTGATAAAAACGTTCCTCGTGAAGTCGCTGACGTCATTTCACAATTAGTTAGTAATGTTCCTCATGATAGTCAGACGAATCACTATACAGATGAACAAATACAAGCTGCTATTGTGTCACGTCACTATCAGAATGAGATAGAATTAGACATTGTTCGCAATGCTCTTGATGAGATTTCAAAGGAGTTGTTCCCTGACGAACCAGCACCTACAGAGCCTAAGCCTACAGAGCCGACCCCACCTGCTGACCCTGCACCGAGTGACCCAACCTAATTTGTTTGCCTATGTATACATTTTTCAATTTACACAGGGGAGAGTTAACCTCTCCCTTGTATGACAATCGGAAGAACATTGCTCCTGTTGTTGGTGGTGCAATCATTGCAGGCGCAAGCAGTATATTAGGCAGTATGCTTAATGCTAAGTCTACGAATGACAATAACAAGCTACAACAACAACTTGTTAATGATGCTAACGCATACAACACGCCAGGCATGCAAATGCAGCGCTTTCAAAATGCAGGTCTTAACCCTTACATGATGTTAGGTCAAGTCAATGCAGGCAATCAAACCTCTGTTGCGTCGACTTCTCCCGTTGACTATTCATCAGGAATTCAAGGCGTTGGCAATGCTGCTAACACACTCATACAGGCTGCGTCTGCTAATTCTCAAATTGAAGTCAATAAAGCAACTATTGCTAAGACTGAGAGTGAAACGGCTTTGAATCAGATAGACGCTCAAACGCGTGCTGCTGAAAATGCTGCTCGTATTAATCAGTTAGTCAAGCAAGGTGTTTTAACTCAACAACAAGCTGATAACCTTAGTCAGCAATTTGATTTAACGATGTTGACTTGGGACGAACTACGTAAACAGCCTGGCCTTGCTAATCTGTTAAGTGCTGAACAAATTGAGAATTTAAAAGCTGCTACAGGCAAGATTGGTTCTGAAAAGAAAGGTTTAGACTTGCAGAACGGCATTACTGCTAAGTTTGGTGAGAAACAAGCTGCTGCCACTCTTGGAAACACTCTTTCTCAAACAGGTGTTAACCATGCAAATATTGGCCTTATGGGTTCACAGATTGGCCTAAATGGTACTTATATGGACCTTAACAGAGGTCAACTCGGTGTTCTTCGTAATCAACAGAATTCAGCATATTGGGATTCGCGAGAAAAGAAACGTAACTATCAGTACAACAAGGCTAAGTTTGATAAACCTAATCTTGATTGGCATTTTGATAAATGGATTTCTCCCTTGCTTAATTTTGTTGGAAAAGCTGGTTCTGCTTATATCCTTAAGAAGTAGTTTTTTCGTTTATTTTATAATATTATTAATTTATTTACGTTATGAAAAAGAATAATGTGTGGAAGTTGGTGCTACAGATTGCTGTTTCTGCTCTCACTGCACTTGCTACCGCTTTAGGTGTATCTTAACTTTTATGTTATGTCTTACAAAAAGTTGTTTTTGTTGATAGTCGGCGTTATTGCTGCTATTCATTTGATTCCTCTCCTGATAGTTGGTGTTCTTATGTTAGTACTTCATTTATTAGGTCGTTTTTGAATTTAGCGTGACTTCGGTTGCGCTATTTTTTTTGTCTGCTGTTCGTTAGGTGAGCCTGCGAACACAAAGTCGGTCGGGCAAAAAGCATTCGAATACAGAATGTTTTTTGTACTCGAAATGCATACCTATTTTATCGCGTCTTTAACGCAATAGTGAGCTTGCGAAACGGCCCTCTAAAAGCCTTATTTTACTTTCAGTTTCCACGTCAGTGGCTCGCGCCTCCCGTGCCGAGTACTTTATTCTCTTGACATATATAGTAAAACTGACAGCTATCCAATCACATAAAAATATCGATTTTCTTAATATATCTTAAAATATTTGATTATCATATT